GTAATACCAATCAAACCCTTCGCCACCCGCGATATTGGCCTTAAGGTAATCGAGATTGTAAATCGACCCCCAGCCCGCATCCAGATGATCACGCCCCTCGCGCCAATCGGAAAGGGGTATGTAGTTGTCGATGCCTATGAAATCGATGTTGGCATCGCTCCAAAGCGGATCAAGGTGGAAGTAATGGTTGCCATCCGCCTGATAGCCGAAATACTCCGACCAGTCGGCTGCATAGGTGATCTTGGTATCCGGCCCCAAAATCTGCCGCACCTCTGCCGCCAATTGCCGCAAAGCCGCAACCATGGGAAAGCTGTCAGCTGCCCCGCGCACTTGTGTCAACCCGCGCATCTCTGACCCGATGCAAAAGGCATCCACCCCGCCCGCCAAAGCGCAAAGATGCGCATAGTGCAGAATAAACCGCCGATAGCGCCACTCCTGCGGGCCAGCATACACCACCTGCCCTTCCAAGATGCGAAAGTCCTCGACCGAGGCGGTGCCCATAAACGCCAATACTTCGGCTTGCGCTAAGGCACTGCGATCAGCGCTGCCCGTCTGCCCCGGCGCTTTGGCCAAAGTAATACGCCCCCGCCATGGCAAAACGGGCTGGCTTTCGGCCTCTGACCAGGGGTCAGCAAGGCCATTTCCGTCGATTTGCTCCATCAGCATAAAGGGATAAAACATCACCTCTTTGCCTGCGGCTTTGATGGCTGCAATCGCCTCGCCCACAGCCCGATCAGCCGGCGTGCCGCCATAAATCGCCCGCCCCTCGCGCTTGGCCAGAACCTGCGCCGCTGCCCGCGTCACACCCGCCACGGCCCACGGCATCTCGGCCCCGTCCTGCGCGTTCTGGTCAACCTTGGGCATGATCTGCGTCTGTGCACAGCGCAAGTCATCGCCAAACCAACTCACCACCAAAGACACCGACCCGCAGCGCGGCAATTCTTCCTCCAGATGCTGCAAGGACAGGCTGAAATCCGTCTTATCCTCGACCGAATGCACATTGGCTGCAGCGCGCACCCCCGGCCCATCCTCAAAGCTGACCTTGGTTGTGGCCAGCGCATATTCTCCCGTCCCCGGTATCAGCGCGACGGCCTGCACCACGCCTGCCATATCAGTTGCAGCGCCTTGCGCCGACACCGCCCGGCAAATCACTTCAAAACTGAACTGCGGCACGCGGTTGCCAAAACGCGACAGGTCCAGATCCTCGATCACTACATAGGCCACGCCGCGGTAGCTTGGGGCCAAACCCGCCCCTTCCACCGCCTCGATCTTGGGGTCGGGCAGTTGGCTGTCATCACCCGGATAAAACCGCAGGTCCAAACTGCCAACCGCAATCTCGATCCCGTCCGCCCAAATCCGCCCGACCCGCTGGGCGGGCCCTTGGCAAAGCGCAATCGCCAAACTCACCGAATAGCTAAAAGACGTCGAAGAAGATCGCGGCGCGCCCTTCCCCCCGCCGCCAGAGCGATGCGCCATTTCTTGAAACCGGCTGGCCCAAATAACCTGCCCGCCCACCCGCATCCGCCCCCAAACCCGCGCCAAAGCCGCTCCATCGCTGGCCCCTGACAGTTGAAAACGCGATACGCGCCCCTGTTCCACCGCCTCTGATCCGCTGCCCAAGATGCGCTGGTCGATGGATCGACCGATCGTCGCCCCCACAGCGCGGCCTATCACCGCCCCCGACAGGCCCAAGACCGACCCGCCAAAGCCCGCGCCCATGGCAGCCCCTGCCGCCGATAACACCAGTGTGGCCATCTTCAAGCTCCTTTGGGAAATTCAAAACGTCCAGCCATCCGCCGCGCCCAAGGGTCTGACAGAGTATTTTCCACCACCCCGTGGCCGGTATAGGCATGAATAAACCGCGCCTGAGGGCCGGCCACACTCACAATGCCCAGATACTTGGCCACCAGACCGGCCCGTATCCGAAAAACCACAATATCGCCCGCCAAAAGCGGGGCCCCTGCGCGCTTTTCCACCAACCACCGCCGCGCAGCGGCCAGCATCTCTTCGCGGCCCTCGGCTTCGCTCCAATCCATCGTATAGGGCGGCACATCTTCGGGCTCTGGGCCCATCACCGCACGCCAAACACCGCGCAGCAGCCCCAAGCAATCGCTCCCCGAACCAAGGGTTGCGGCTTGATGCACATAGGGCGTGCCCAGCCAAAGCCGGGCCTGCGCCACAACATCTGCGCGCCCGCTCATTTCGAAAGACTGCCGCCGTCATTGATCTTGCCCGACACCGGATAAGACGTCATCCAATCTTCGCCCGGGATATGAGGAAATCCGCGAAAGTTGGCAAAATTGGCAAACTTGGTGCGACAGGTCGCAGCCACCTTGTCGCACCCCGCCTCAAGCCTGATCACATCCCCAACGGCCGGCGCGCGGGCAAAATCCGCCCACAGATCCAACCGCCTCAGCACGCCTTCGGTCTGGTCAAACTTCACCAAACCCACCAACCCCGCCGCATCGCCCGAGAGGACCACCGCCCGTCCCCGTTGAAACCACCCTTCAGCAAACCCCACCCCTGCCGCAATATTGTAAACTCCCGCCTCCCCCCGCGCCAAAATGGGCGCCGCCAGCGCAAGTCCCCCACGGTCCAAATCCACCCCGCAGCGCGCATCACCCAACACGGCCGAGCATGTGCGTTGATAGGCCAACCCTTGCACTTGGTTCAGCCCCTCGGACAAACCGCGCAACTCTGCACGAAACGCCCCGCCCGCGCGCGCAACTTCGCCAAAGGTGCCGCGAAACTGCATCAGGCGTTGGCTGACATCTTGCCAATTCACGATCCAGTTTTGCACCTCTGCCCCGTCAAAGCGCCCCGCCATCAAATCGGCCTCGCTCACCGAAGCATCGCTTAACGCCCCCACCGCCTCGCTATTGTCCACCGCAAGCCCCGTGCCGGTTTGCAAAGCCCGCGCCGTCATGCCGCTTGCGGCGCGAAAGACAATGCCCTCAAAGGCCAGATCAATGTCATGGTCGGTAAAGCCCAAAACCACCCCATCGCGCCGCGTCACGGCCCAACATTGGCACACAAAGGTCGCCCCCGTTGCCAGATGCGCCAAAAGGTCGCTGCGGGCACTCATATCCGCACCTCGATCACTGGAACCGCAGGGATCTCTCCGGCCTGAAAACTTGCGATCGAGGCGATGATCCGATCCGTGTCAAACCGCACCGGCACATCAAACTCACACCCCGCCGTCACTACAGCACCCAAAGCCGGCGGTAGGTTCAAGGTGACGATTCCGGTCGCTGGCGCCACCGTGAACTCGGCAGGCAAGGTCTGCACCACCCCCGCCACCGCCACGATCACACTGCCCACTACGGGTTTGCGCAAAACGCGCGTATAGGTCGAACCGCCCGAAGCATAGGTTTTGCTCAGTTGAAAAGCGGTTGTAACGCCGTCACCTGTACCGATCACCTGATCCGTGGCGCTGATGAGTTGCGAGGGTAAACAGGTCTTGTAATCCGCCCAATCTTTCCAGCGAAAGCCATGCAACTGCCCGCGCCGCGCCTCAAAAAAGGCGATCAGGGCGGCCAGATCGTCCAAAGACCGCATCCCCGCCCCCGCGTCATAGCGGCGGCGCGCATGGGCCCAGGGGCTGTTGCGCTCTTCAAAGCCATTCACCAGCGTGACAATCTCGGTCCGCCGCTCAGGCCCACCGGAAGAGCCAAGGCTCATCCGCACGGGGTATCTCACCTCATGAAAAGACATCAAAACCTCCTTAACGATTGCGCTGGCCGCGCGCCAAAGCCCGCATGGCCTCGGCCGCGATCTGTGATTGGCTGCGCGCAAAGCCTGCGACATCCGGGGTCGTGATGTTCATCACCACAGTGACCGGCTGGCCCCCACCCATGGAGCGAACTCCCAAACTGCCATCCGGGCCCCGCGTCAAAGGCATGATGGCCTCGGGGCCCGCCTCACCCATCAGGCCCGTTCCGCCCCGCATGGGAAAGGCCGTGGGTTGCGCCACCACGCCGCCACGCGCAAAGGGCATCACCTGCCCCTGCACAAAGGCCCCGCCCTTGGCAAAACCACCCCCCAAGACCCCCGCCAACAAACCACCAAACTGATCTGTCATGGGCTTAAGAGCTGCTTTCAACACGGTATCAGCCATACTTGCAGCCAGATTGCGCAAACTGTCGCTTAGCTTGGTACCATCCAGCACCACTCCCTCAAACGCCCGCCGCAACCCATTGCCAAAGCCCGCGGCCAACGCACCAACCTCGCGTTCGGTATGGGCCAAATTGCCCTGCAACTTGCCCAGTTCCGCATCAAAGCTAGACACCATACCCGCCGTCCCGCCCAAACTCGTCTCAAGGGCTGTGATCTGATCCGTCAAGTCTGCGATACTCGTCATCAGCTTTTGCCTTTCTGCCATCAGGGAAAGCGGCAACCAACTCATCCAGTCGGGCGCGCGACAGGCCGGGGGCAGCGCCATCTGCGCCCAGCATCAGTTTCAACTCCAAAGGGGTCAGCCGCCAGAAAACATCAGGGCTTAAACGCAAATCGCACAAGCCCGCCCGCATCAACGCCGGCCAGTCAAAGCCGCTCATCGCGGCCCCGCGGGCGAGAAGGCGCGCGTCAACAACTGCGCCGCATTCTGTGCGGCACCCAACAGCCCGCCGCCAATCTCCACCCGCAGCAAATCCGCCGCCGTGCCCTGCCAGCCGCCCCCCCGCAGCCCCGCCACCACCAGCGCCAAAACATCGCGTGTGGTGACATGCTGCGTCTCAAAGCGGCTGATCAGATCGACCAAAGATCCGCTCTCCAGCGCCGCCTCCAACTCGGCCAAAGCCCCAAGCGTCAGCTTCGCCAGATGGGGCACACCGTCCAAGGTGATGGTCACTTCGCCTGCAAAAGGATTGCCCATCACAGCGCCGTAAAGGTCAAAGCCCCGGTCGAGGCGAGCGAGAGGTCAAAGGTCGCCTCGCCATTATAGGTGCCGACATATTCAATCGCCGTGATCTGAAAAGCACCCTGCACCGTGCCAAAACTGGGGATCACCACCTGAAATTGCGGCATCTCGGCATCAAAGAAAATCTGGCGCGCCCGTGCATCGGTGTTGGCATCGCGAAACACGCCTGACCCCGAAATCGCCGCCGATTTTACCCCCGCCCCCGCCAGCAGTTCTCGCCACCCGCCCGTGCTTTCCAAACTGGTCACATCGACGGTTTCAGCGTTAAAACTTAACCGCGTGGCGCGCAGCCCTGCCAGCGTGACAAAGCTTCCGTTGCCCGTCTGATCCACCTTGATCAGCAGGTCCTTGCCGTTTTGCACAGCCATGTTCACTCTCCATCGCAAAAGGATTTAAAAGCTGATCCGCGCCCGAAAGGTCAGATCAATGCGCCGGCTTTCACCGGCGTTCAGCCGCTTGGCCACGGCGCGCACAAAACTCAGGTTCACCAAAAAGCCGACCTCCAGCGCCAAGTCAGGCTCGTCCAGCGCAAGTGCCACTTCGGCCGCCGCCGCCTTGGCCGCCATAAACCCCGCCGCATCGCTGATGATGCTGACCACAAACTGATGCGCCACCCCGGCCCCCGAGACATCGCTTTCATCATTCGCCTGCTCTGGCCCCAGCAAAATGAACGTCCCCGTCCCAATGCCGGGTGGGACGGCGTCCACCACCGCCACCCCGTTCAAACCCGCCCAAGTGCTTAAGCGTTGATAAACCGCCCCCTGCAGAGCCGCCGCTGCGCGATAGGTCATTGCGGGCTCTCCTCACGGGCAAAACAGATCAGATATTGGCCATTCGGGTCGCGTTCGGTGACAGCCAGAATGAGGAAATGCCGCGCGCCATCTTCAAAACGCTGATCCGGCCTTGGCCGCTGCGCAGAGCCAACCGCCGCCCCGCGCACCGTAATGCGGTAAGGCACCTTAGCCAGTGTCACCTCAACCCCCGCCGCATCGCTTCCAGCGCCGGGCACCACCTCGCCCCAAAGCACGCCCTCCGACACCCAACTCAGCGCAAAGCCCCCCGCGCCGTCCGCCACCCGTGTGGGGGTTTGCAACACCAAGGGGCGGTTCAAATGCACCCTCATGCCGCCCCCCCGCCCAAAACCCGCACCGTGCGCCAGCGTTCGATCAGCGCCTGCACCGGCAAAGGCAAACCTGCTGGCGCGCCGGTAAAGTCATTGCGCTGCTCGTAATACTGCCCCGCCAGCAGCATAACCGCTTGCTGCAAATCGGCCGGCACCGCGGCCCAACCGGGCCCAAAGCCTGCGTCGAACACAATCTCGACCCGGCCATCCGTTGGCACATTTGGCAAAAGATAGCCCACCGCCGCCAGTTTGGGGCGCTGAAAATCCGCCACCAACTGATAGGCCGATGCAGGCAGCACTCTGGCCGATCCATCCGCCGCCACCAGCGTCACACTGAAAATCGCACCCACCGGCGCTACGGGCAGTGCCTGCTCTGCTTCACTGCGCCACATCGCCAGCTCTAACTTGAAGCGGCGCTGCAAGATGGCCTTGCCCGTGCGCCCTTCAATCGCGGCAAGGGCGGCGCGCAGATAGCTTGCCAACAGCCCATCCTGCATCGCCCCATCCGAAAAGCCCGTCCCCAGCCGCAAATGGTCTTTCAGCGCCTGCACCGGCAGAACCGCCAAAGCCACCTCGCTTACTTCGGTCAACATCATGGTTTTCTCCCAATCTCCGCCCCAAAAAAACACGCGCGGGCCAAAAGACCCGCGCGCATCAGCCCTTTAAGACAGGGCAACCTTCAAAAGCTTGATCGCCGCGAAATCCGTAATGTCCCCGCCCACACGCTTTGATGCGTAAAACAGCACATTGGGTTTGGCCGAGAAAGGGTCGCGCAGAATGCGCAGGTCCGGGCGTTCGGCAATCGTATAGCCGGCTGAGAAGTCACCAAAGGCGATGGGATAGGCATTGGCCGCCACATCCGGCATGTCTTCCGACACCAAAACACGATAGCCCATCAACGTCGCCGGTTGCCCCGCTGTCACCGAATCGGTCCACAGGAAACGCCCCACCGTATCCTTGAACTTACGCACCGCCCCCGCCGTTTTGGAATTCATCACGAACGTCGCATTGGCGCGGTAATCCGCCGCCAGCGCATAAACCAGCGACACAAGGCAATCCAACGGATTGGTGGTGGAAAAATCCGCCGCAGCGCCCGTGGCGATGTACCCCAGATTGCCCCAGGTCCAAGACGCATTAGCCACCTTGGTCGGCAGCAAAATACCCTTGGGCTGATCCACCCCCGTCCCGTTGATAAAGGCCGCAGCCTCGGCCCGAATAAAGCGCGTGGCGATCTTCTGGCTCAGCCAGCTTTCCACATCAAAAGCCGCATCATCCAACAGGCGCTGGCTGGCCTTGGGCATGGCAGACAGATCGTTCAGCTTGATCGAAATACGGTTGACCGTCGGTGTCGCGGTTTCCGCCATGGTCGAGGTTTCCGACTGCCAGCCTGATCCGACATCGGTATTGTCCACGATCACATCATAGGTCGTGGCATCCACCTCCACCACATTGGCCAAAGCCCGCAACGAGGCCGTGGTCGACAGCATCGAGCGGATCGTCTCCGACATCTGGGGGTTGACCAGATAGCCGCCATCCGCCGAAACGGCCGTTGACATGGCCTTGCCCTCAAGGCTCAGGCCGCGCAGCCCGTCATCATCGCCAGAGCGCAAATAGGCGGCCAGTGCCTTTTTGTGCGACAGGTCTTGCTCCACCGCCGTTGACAAAGCGGGGCGGGCATAGGTCATGGTTTTGCGGTCCAACATGGTCATTCGCTCTTCTTGTTGTTGAAATGAGGTCTTCACATCCTCCTGAAAGCCTTTGAAGGCATCCAGAAATCCCGCCACGGCAGACTTTGCCTCTGCCATGGGTGTCATGGGCGCAGGGTGTTCTTCCCCGGCCCAAGCTTTCGTCTCGGTCATATCCTTCCCTCCTGATCTGCGTGAAAACTGCGGCGGTTCAGCGCACCGCCAAACTCACCCGCGCGGCCTTAAAGGCCTCGGCCAAAGCACCCCAAACCTCATCGTCTAGGGCGTCGTTCTTGGCAGCCACCCTGGCTTCGGGCAGCATGGGAAAGGTCACCAAAGACACTTCCCACAGCTCCACCTCGGTCAAAAGACGCAGCCCTTTGCCATCGCGGTGCGCTTTGATCGTGCGGTAGCCGATCGACAGCCCGTCAATCGCCCCCGCCGCCAGCAAAGCCGCAGCCTCACGGCCCTTTTCCACCTCTGTCAGAATGCGGCCCTTCACGAACAGGCCCGTGGCATCCTCGCGCACCTCGTCCCACACGCCGATCGGTTGGGCCGGATCATGCTGCCACAGCATCTTGATCCCCCGCCCGGCCTTGCGCATCGCTGCCAAACTGGCGGCATAGGCACCCTTTTGCACGGCATCCCCGCCCTGATCCTTGGCGCCAAACAGGCTGGCATAGCCTGAAATCACCGTGCCATCGGTCACCTGCAAAGCCGGCCCCTCGGCTTTTAAAAACTTGCGCTCTGGCGCGCCTGGAATGCTCCACATCTGATCCCTCATTTGGTTGCAGCCGTAATGATCGCCTCGGCCATCTGGCTCAGTAAAAAGGCAGCGACCCCGTAAACCCCCACCCAGATGCGCTTTTCTAGCCGCTCCAACGCGGCGTCGATCTGGCCAAGGCGAAACTCCAACCCTGTCCAGCGCTCTTCGGCCACGCGCTCGCTCGCCTCCAACCGCATCGCGGTGGCGTCAAACCCTTCGTACAAAAACCGCGACCCCTCGCCCCCTCGCCGCGCCGTCATGCGGGTACCCCGGGATGCAATCCCAAAAGACTGCGCTTTTCCTCCACGCTCAGAAAATCCGCCACCCCCACCCGCGCCCAAAGTTGGTCGCGCTCACTGGCCAAGGCAGGCACTTGATCCAGATCAGGGCGCAGCTCGATCTGCTCGCCGGTAAAGCTTGACAACCACTGGCCCAGCGCCGCCGTCACCCGTGTGGCCAAGGGCAACACCGTCAGGCGGAAAAAGGCGCGGTTGGCCTCTTGGTAATTGGCATAAGTCGCATCGCCGGGTATCCCCATCAACATCGGCGGCACCCCAAAGGCGATGGCAATATCGCGCGCCGCCGCCTCCTTGGTCTTTTGAAACTCCATGTCAGACGGAGAGAACCCCATAGGCTTCCAATCCAATCCCCCCTCCAGCAACATCGGCCGCCCTGCATTGCGCGCGCCTTGATGATGGCTTTCAATCTCACCCACCAACCGCTCGTATTGCTCGGCACTCAGCGTCCCCTGCCCATCCGCCCCCTTAAACACCATCGCCCCCGAAGGCCGCGCGGCATTGTCCAACAGCGACTTCGACCAACTCGCAGCCGACCCGTGCACATCCAAAGCCACCGCTGCGGCGTGCAAGGGCGACAGCCCATAATGATCGTCTTGGGGATGAAAGGTCTTGATGTGGCAAATGGGCGGGGCCCCCTCGCCCAGCGCAAATCGGTGCGTGCGCCCGCCCACCACGTAGTCATAAGCCGCAGGCCAACCATCCGCCCCCGGCACCACATTCATCCGGTCCGACCGCAGCACATGCAGCTCGCCCGGCAAGCGGCCCGCGCCCGGCACGGCCTCCACATAGGCATTGCCCGTCAGCAGCAAAAAGCCATAAACCGCCTCAAACAACTCCGCCCGCCCCTGCGCGCCATTGGGCCTGCGGATCAAATCCCATAAGGGATGCAGATCATAACGGGCGTTAGAATCCTGCAAAATCAACGGCAAAGCCGCCGCCGCCTCCGAGATCAGTTTAACGGCTCGAAAGCCGATGGGATTGTGCAAAAACCCCATCTTGGTCAGCGACACCCCATCGCGCGGGCTCCACGCCACCCGACCTGAGGATCCCCAAGCCACCACCCGCCCCACGGCCGAAGCTTTCTTTTCCACCGCAGCCTGCGGCGCGCGCCTCAAAAAATCAAAAACCATTCCGCCACTCCCTGTACCATTCCGGCAAAACTCCACCGCCCGCCCCGTAAAGGCAGCGGCCAAGGGCAGCCCCTTACGGCCACCTCTTTCATACTTGCTCAAATATCCCGGGGGGTGCGGGGGGCTGGCCCCCCGCTTTTCCCCTTAAAGCCCGCGCACCTGCGGGCGCTTATAAGCCGCCGCCGCATCCAAGATCAGATCGGTCAAAGCCCAAACCAAAGCATCCAGCCGGTCGGGCGATCCCTTGCCTTGATAGCCCGCCCGCGTCATCAGGCACATCTGGTCTTCCAGCTTGCCCAATCCGGGCACATGCGCCACACGCCCCTGTTCGTACAAAGCCGCCACAGGTTCGGCGCGCAGATGCTTGCCCCGTGTTGCGTGTACCTTGCGCAAAGCGACCAGCGGATCGATCTGGCGTACCACGCTTTCCACCATATCGCCGCCTTGGTTCACTTCCACCACCATCCGGTCCGCCCCGTGGCGCTCCATCGCAGCCACCGCCGCCCGCGCCCATTGGTCAGGTGACGCCCCCGTGACCGAGGCATCCTCCAGCACCACCGCCCGCCAAGACTGCGGTGGCCCTTCAGTGAACGCCCCCACCACCACAATCCCGCAGGCATCCGACCCCTTTGTCCCCGTCACGGGCGGGTCCACCGCCACCACGATCCGGCCAAAGGGTGTGACGGGCAAAGCGTCCAGCCGAAACGCATCCAAGGCCAGCCTTTGCCACAAGGATCCTTCCAGATCCTCCACCAACAGCCCCTCCAACTCTTGCAACCCCAAAGACCGGCCAGCATAACGCGCCCTGACCTCCTCAAGGAAGCTTTTCGCCAGATAGGCCTTATTCGCCGCTGTCGGCGCATGAGTGCTAACAGTCGAAGGGTTCTTCATAATCGCCTTTAACACCTCCACATTCTGTGGCGTGGTGGTGACAACCTGTCGCGGATTTTCCCCCAGACGCAGCGCAAATTGCAGCATATCCCAGGTCTCTTGCCCCTTTTTCCACTTGGCCAGCTCATCCACCCAAGCCGCATCAAACTGCGGCCCGCGCAAACTGTCAGGATCATGGGCCGAAAACACCTGCGCCACAGAGCCATTGGGCCAAACCAACTGCTTGCGCCCCGATTGCCACTCCGGCCTGCGATCGGGTGGAGAGCACGACAATATCCCACTCTCCCCAAAAATCATCACTTCACGCACCTGATCGACCGTCTCGCCCACCAGTGCCACCCGCTTGGCACGGCCAGCGTCGGCGGGCAAAGCGCCTTCAACTTGCGCGCGCACCCATTCCGCCCCGGCCCGCGTTTTTCCTGCGCCGCGCCCCCCCATAATCACCCAGGTTTTCCAAACCCCCTCTGGCGGCAATTGATGCGGCAGCGCCCAGAATTCAAACATCCATGGCAGCGCCAGCAAGGCATTCTCGCTTAACCCCGCCAGAAAGTCGTCAACCTGCCCCTGCGTCGCGGAGGCGAGCCAGCCTGCGCCCGATTTCAAGGCGTGCGGCGTCAAAGTCCAGCTCTCGGGTTCCGACAGTCCCGGCAACCTGTTTGCGGAGTTTATCAAAACGGCCCCTTTCCAGCTGAACCAATTCGAACGCGTCTTTCACATTGCGGGTCAAAGCCGGCGTGGCTTTGACCTCGTCCACCTGCCCCGCGCGGATCTTTTTCAGCACACGCGCCAGTTCCTCGGCCGCCTCGCGCAGCAGGCTTTCGGTCACCTCTGCCAGATCGACAGAGCCGTTATCTTCGGCCACGTTTGGTATGGTCATGCCTGCTCAACCCTGCCCCTCCGGTTGGCCGGGAAATGAAAAAGCGGCCACAAGTTGCCCTGTACCGCTTACCCACCTCTTCCAGCATGCCCAGATCAATAGACCCAACCGGCCGCAAAGTCAATCTAAAAATTGTTTGGTATCAGTGTCTTAGCGTGCGATCCCTTAACCAAATCTTAACCAGTCCCTCAGTTGCCAGTCGCCTTGGCCCTCGCAGCCTCTAACGCGCGGTATTTAGCCACATTCTTGTTGTGGTCCACCAAGTTGGTCGCAAAAGCATGCCCCCCCATCCCATCAGCCACAAAGTACAGATAATCCGTGGTGTCAGGATGCAAAGCCGCCTCAATCGCCTCACGCCCCGGGTTGCAAATCGGCGTCACCGGCATGCCTAAAATCACATAGGTATTCCACGGGGTTTCCTTCTTCAACTCGCTCTGTCGCAACCCCCTCCCAAGCACGCCCTCGCCCTTTGTCACCCCATAAATCACCGTAGGATCCGTCTGCAGCTTCATCCCCTTTGCCAAACGGTTCAAAAACACCGAAGCCACCTTGGCCCGCTCCGACGCCACCCCCGTTTCCTTCTCGACGATCGAGGCCATGATCATCGCCTCTTCGGGCGAGGCATAGGGCAACCCATCCGCCCGCTTGGCCCACAACTCGGCCAGCGTTTCGGCTTGGCTTGACTGCATCTCGCCCACCAAGTCTTTGCGCTCAAATCCTTTTTCCACTTCGTGAGAGCCGGGCGCCAGCGCCCCCTCCAGCGGGACAGCCTTGATATCACCGCTTAGAAAATCAGCCAGTTTCAGCGATTCCACCACCTGCCACGACGTCACGCCCTCCGCCAATGTCACCCGCCAGCGCAAATCCGCATCGCTTGCCGCCTCCAGATAAGCCTGCGGCACAGGCCCCACCGCGGGATCAAACTTCGCCACCTCAGCATAGCCGTCTACCTTGGCATCATAGCCGCGCAGCACAATTTCCGTCCCTGCCACCCCAATGCGCAGGTTCACATCCTGCCCACAGGTCGACTGCCCCGACGTCGTCAGCAACGCCACCACATCTTGCATC